GCTCCCGCTTGGCTATGGCTGATATCGTTTCAGGGCTAACCTTCTCATCCTTAGCGATCCTGGACATAGGCTTACCTTCGCCCAACATCTGAACGATGCGACCATACTTTTCAGGATCCTTCTCAGCTAATTTCTGACCTGTGTAGACTGATGGACAAGTTTCCTCAGGTGAGGTTATGGCTGGAAGGTTATCAGGGATGATGTTCACTCTCTTCTTTTTAGTAGGCATCTTACCAAGCATCCATTTTAACAGGTCTCTCAGAGTACTCACTTTTATTGATGGTGACTTGTTCATACCAGCCATCAATAAGTTCAGCCTCATCCATCTCTACTTCCCAATCTTTAGCTTCGAGAGCCTCTATGAATTGATCTAGTTTGATTTCAGGTATTTGAACTTCAATCCAATATGATGTTTCAGTTACCCCTCTCATTTCAGGAACCTTTTCGGAATCATAATTTGTATTGATGACGAGAGCTAAGGGATACTTTCTCTCGACAGCCTCAGGGCTATGATCGTCCCAGGCTTTAAGATCAATAAACTCCTCAAGAAGCTCTCGATCAGGATATGATTTGAATGAATTAGCATTACTCATGGTGTACCTTTGGTTGATGGTTAAATTATAGGTGCAAGTGTTCAGAAACTTATTTCCAATAGTGAGCAGGTTCGTGAAAATCATCAGAAAATAGCGTACACAAGGACTCTTAATCCTCTGATTATATCGCTGGATCCCTTTATTTAAAGGGATCTTGCTAGGCTGCCACATGAATATTGCCACAAAAGTGTGGCAATATTGATGGGGGGAGGGGGTCGGGGGGTTGGCCCTGCTCAAAACCAAAACCAGTTCAGCCAGGAAAAAAAATTTCCGTAATTTCTGATGGTTTTCGCGAAACGACTCACGGTTGTAATTGTGAGCATAACCTGGACACCACATCCGATCTTAGAAATTCCTTCCGAGGAAGATCAGATTAACATGGGTGCAGAAAGGTTGCTCGAATATTGGAACCATCGAGAAGCTGCTATCGAGAGAGAACGAAATGATCCGTTCAGATATGGTACTGAGCTTGATCATTGGAAGATCGCTGACGAACAGCTTAAGGATTATGGCGAGCTTCTTATTCTTGGCGGCAACAGGTCAGGTAAGAGCGAATACTGTGCAAAGCGTGTGGTTGAGACCTTAGTCGCCAATCCAGGCACGAATATTTGGTGCTTCACTACCAGCAGTCAGAACTCCATTGCTCACCAGCAGGCCGCCATTTACCGATATCTACCAAATGAGTACAAGAAGCTGGGGCACAGCCGTGTCCACTCTGTGCGCTTCAGTATCAAGAACGGCTTTACTAACTCGGCCTTTGTTTTACCAAACCGCAGTACCTGTACCTTTCGTAACTTTAGCCAAGATGTATCCACGGTAGAGGGTGGTGAATGCGGCCTAATACAAGATCCAGCCAAGAACACCCATTCTATTGGTGTATGGCTGGATGAGGAGTTTAGTCTTTCATGGTTAACCACACTTCGCTACCGCTGCCTAACCAGGGCGGATTCTCATGGAATCCCAGCTCGTATTTTGATGAGTTTTACTACGGTGAGTGGGTGGACCAATGTGGTTTCACAATATCTCACGGGAGCTAAGACTCTGATAGAAAAGGAAGCGGAGCTCTTAGACAATGAGATGGTGCCTGTTTTGCAACAATCTATCCGTAAGACAGCTCGAATCGTTTATTTTCACACCAAAGACAACCCTTACAACTCCTGGAAAGCTACCAGGAGCCAACTTACAGGAGCCACTCGAGATGAAATCAAGTGCAGGGCTTACGGCCTACCTGTAAAGCCTGCCAATACGGTATTTCCAAACCTGGATGACAGGGTCGTGATGAAACATGACGAGATTCCTGTCATCAAAAACCCAGGCGAAAATCCAGCAGAGTACATTTTATCAATTGATCCAGCGGGAGCTAAACCCTGGTACATCATCCTAGTAGCGGTAACCGCTAATGGAGTTCATTATGTCATCAACGAGTGGCCCGATCCATCGTTTGGGCATTGGGCTGACATGGAAAAAGGCAACCAGGGTAGACCTGGTGATGCTGCCCAGCCTAATGGTTACGGTATCGGTGATTATGCTGAGGTGATCCGAGAAATGATCAAAGGGAAAGATGATGTTCAGATCATAATCGACCCTCGTCTTGGAGCTGCCAGCTATCAAAAGTCTGAAGGCACCTCGAATATCATTTCAGATCTACAGGATGAAGGAATCCATGCATATCCAGCGGAAGGTTTACCAATCGATGATGGATTGCAGGCAATAAACTCCCTGTTGTCCTACGATAAATCGAAGCCAATCGGCTTCGATAATCACTCAAAACTAATATTTAGCGACAAGTGCGGTAATACGATCCATTGCTGCATGAACTACCAGGTTGAGCATGGTCCCAAGGGAGTCTGCAAAGATGGGGTCGATGCTCTGAGGTACGTTGCGATTGGTAATTACAAATATTACGAGGATCGGGAGCTAGTGGGTTCTACACCCAAAGGGTACTAATGTCGAAGTGGGAGCATAGACAGGACACCCGCAGCGGGGACATGGCTCACGGAATCACTTTTGATATGTGGGAAAGGAGCATGAAGAACTGTCGGGGTGAAGCTGCTTACGATGATAAGAAGTTCCACCTGGATGGTAAGGTAAGCCTTACTCTTGCTCAAAACCAATACAAGTATGGCGATGAATTAATCGCCCAGGTCTATGGCACAGATGGTGTATTTCGGCAAAGAAGGGCAGGAAGATATTCCAGGGTACAAGTTTATCTCGGTAAGGCCGACCTAGACACAGCCGAAGCTCTTGAAGATATCGCTCGCACTATTCGCCAAAAAGCAGCGGAGGAAAATTAATGAAGGTAACGGAAAAAATTAAAGAAGATATCCATGCAAAACGGAACCTTGGGTTCAGTTATGCAAGGATAGCGAAGGAGACTAAAGTCAGTCGATCTACAGTCATCAAAGTACTCAAAGAGGACCAGCCCTTAGAGGTCAAAGTACTCAAGCAATGCCCGAACCCTAGAATCATATTCATCTACTTCGATGGAGATAAATCGAATTTTGCAAAGTGCGTCATTCGACCAGGCAGTAACCATCCAGCAAACAAGACTTTGCTGGTCAAAAAGATAGAAACATCCAATGAGCCACTTTACAGAATCGTATAGAGAATCACCCGAAGAAATGGAAAACCGCATAGTTTCTATGCTGAAATCCATGATGCTTGAATCAGTAAAGCACACAATCAAGCACGACAAAGGTCTGCCTATTTTCAGTCGCACTCAAATAGCCAACTACTGCGGAACCTCCAAAGACAACATTTCCAGGATCGAGAAAAAAGCTCTGCGCCGATTGGAGCGAAAGCTCGCACAGTTGGATTAATGGCCGATAACGATACTGAACTTCAAGAGTACTCGAATGAACCTGATGTAGATGCTCTCAAAGTAGATCTCGAGCGCTGTAGGGCGACCTTGAGCTACTATGTAGACCGAGCTGAAATCGCCAGGGACATACGAATGAGTGTATGGGTAGGCAAAAATGACCTAGCCCAAAAAACAGGAGCAGATTCTTTTCCATGGGAAAATGCCAGCGATCTTTCCGCAAATGTTATCAACCCATTAATCGATGGTGACATTGCTATTCTCAAGTCATCTCTGAATAAGGGAAACTTAGTAGCAGCTCCAACTGAAGCTGGAGATATCGCATCCTCAAAAGTGGTAACTGAATTTATGCGTTGGCGAATGTCCACTATGGACGAGCTGCCTCGAGAAGCTGGGGTAGCAGCAAACTATTTACTCGAACAGGGAATTTGCATCATTGGTACTTACTTTTGTCGTGAGGTAAAGAGGGTGTTCAAGCCATTGACTTTAGAACAACTTCCTCCCGAACTCGTTATCGCCATAAGAGACCCTGACGCCAAGGAGGGAGTCTCGGATTTATTCCGAGACTCCTTTCCCAAGCTCTCAAAAAAGCGAATCAATAAAATGATCCGCGAGTTAATCAAAGAGGGAGCTACCGAGATCCCAACCGAGAAGGTAACAAAAAGTAGACCTGGGATCCGTGCCTATGAGCTCGGTAGAGATATCATCGTGGATAGCAACATCCTGGATCTGCAATCCGCTAGGGCGATCTACTGTGTTCACTACTACACTCCCGAACAACTAAAGGAAAAGGTTATTACCGAAGGCTGGGATGAAGACTTTGTTGAGGAGGTGATCGAAGACATCACAGGTGACTTTCACCACAGCTACACCCAAGGGTATGCTCAAACTATTGGAACCTACACTTCAGAAGCAGCCCATTCCTACGATGGGCTGGTAAGATTGATTAGTGCTTACCGTAAAGAGATAGATGAGGACGGTGTTCCTGTCTGCACCATGACTATCTTTAGCGAATCATCCGACAGCTATGCCAAGAAATATGTCATGGATGTTGATGACGGTAACTATCCCTTTACCGCAATATCTCGAGAGACTATTTCCCGCAGGCTTTTAGACTCTAGAGGATATCCTGAGATCCTAAGGGACTATGAGATTGCCGTTAAAACCTGTATGGATCAAAGGCGTGACTCAGCTAGTCTTTCCACAAATCCAGCAGTTGAATATTTGATTGGTAGAAAACCTGCCTCCCTGGGCCCAGGAGCCCAAATACCCGTAAGAAGGCGAGGGGAGGTAGGCTTCATGGAGATCCCTCCGCAAAGCCCAGCCTCAATGGAAGTAGAGATGCAACTTCGCTCCCTGGCGGCCAAGATGACAGGCCGCCCTACAAGTCAGGACGATGCTGTGGATGCAAATGTCATCCGCCAAAGTATGATTAATAATTGGCTGCATGGCTGGAGTCAGATCTTAAAGAAAGTCTATGCCCTGGACCGCGAATACAATTCGGAAGTGTGGTTTAGGGTAAGTAACAACCCTCAGGGTATGCAGATTATATTTGATGAGACTGCTTCGATGTACGACTTCTCCCTCACTTTCAACTCAATGAATAACGATGAAGAGAAAGTCATCGAGAAGCTCGAGACCGTTGGTAAGATAATGGCTCAGTACGATAGACAAGGCCAGGCAAGGTATGATGTATTTTTGCGAACCTTCCTTGATGCCATCGATCCTAACCTCGCAGGCCAACTCATCATGCCAGCCCAAGAGGCCACAACCAAGGAGATCATAGAAACATCAAACGACATTGCCAAAATATCAAGCGGTCAGGTTGTCAATGCTCCACAGGGTGCCAATGCCCAACTACGGCTCCAGGTACTTCAGCAATATATGCAGGGAACCGAACAAGTACCCGCAGACGATGTGCAGCAAAGACTACAAGAGGACGAACGATTCCGCCAACGAATGGAAACCTACCAAAAGCAACTCAGCTTTCAGATACAGCAGCAGCAAAATGCTCAGATCGGAATGATGGGGACTGCACCAGGTAATATTCCCGCAAGTGTGGCTGCTTAGTGAGGGGCGTGGAATTGTTAGTCTTCCTTATAATCTAAGATTGCTTTCAATGCATAAGCATCTGCGGGTTGATAATTACCTTTTGCGGAATACCACATTCCTCCTTCTTTAAGCCAAGCACCGTCATTAACTTTTACGCAAAATTCAAGGACATGATTCTCCTCATTGTACACAACATTTATCAACCGTTCTCCTGGATCGCTAAAATCAACCCTGTCCACAATCGGCTCAATTGAGAACCCAATCACAATAGCCACAGCAATTATTAAAGCACTCTTAGTATTCATCCCATGAACATGACATTTGACCAAGCCATCGCAAGTTTAAGCATTCGAGAGGAGTGGGAGGTTTTGCTCGAATATATCCAAGCACAGAGAGAGTCCGCCATAGCGGACTTTCAGAATCCTGACTATGTGGACAACGCCTGCAAACTTGCCCGACTAGGTGGAGAAATATCTGCCTACGATTCGATCCTACGAAACTTTAAAAATGGAAGCACCAGCGAGGCAGTTTGAGTAAGTAGACCTACTCCCACTTCTCTTGCAAACTTACCCGAAAACCTGTGTAAGATTCATATCCGCCTCCTTGGAATCGATAATGTGACCACAAAAGCGAACTGGTATGAGAAATAAAACTACCTCCCCTAAGTATCCTTTTGTATCTCCAATCGGGTGATTCAGCTCCTTTCGGATCAATTTTAGGTTCATCAGTATAACTTGCCAGCCAACCGTATACATACTCTGCAATATTTCCATGCATATCATAAAAACCCCATGGGTTAGGTAAATAACTTCCTACTCTTTGGGGCGAGGGGGCCGACCCATTAATATTGTCCCAATTTGCATATCCAGCTTCATATGTATTTTTACCCCATGAAAACCATGTTGTTGTGCCTGCTTTACAAGCATATTCCCATTGAGCCTCTGTAGGTAGCATAAAGGCCCAATTGTCAGGAATGTTCGTATCCGTTAATTCATTTAATGTTTCTATTTTTGGGTTTATTTGATCAAGCCCACCATAAAATGGATAATCCCTAGTTGATTCAGGATATTCATTTAAATTTTGGTATGAAGAAGCGGCAGCGCCTTGTAATCGAGTAAACTCATATTTACCAAGATAAAAAGGCATAGTAAGTGTGACTTGATGGACTGGCCCAAAACTTTCCCCGCCCATGCTGAAAGTTCCAGGTTGAACCAAAATAAGTTCTAATTTCACAAAATCCCTAATTTGTATCTCCAATGTACTAGGGAGGTTATTGGATCAAAAAGAATGCCTCCATCGTGGTTCAAGTCAGCGGGCCAAGTAATGTTAGCATTAGATAAGCGTGATTCTAGATCAGCCTTTTCTGCTGAAGTAACGGGGTTACCATATAGGCTTAGGCTTTCCAAAGCACCAAAAGAATACAGAGCATCTAAATCTGAGATATTGTTATTTTCAAGATTTAGCTTTCGTAAAGTGGACGGACTAACCTCAGTTAAAGGAGAAATGTCCGTAATTTCGTTACCGTAGATAAAAAGCTCTTCCAAATTATTAAGACCACGCAAGCCACTAATATCAGAAATATTACAGTCAGTTAACCAAAGTACCTTTAACGATTGCAGGTCTGCAAGAGGTGACAGGTCAGAAATATTTGAGTCGTAAATACTTAAAGTGTGCAAATTGGATAATTTAGCAAGCGGGGATAAGTTGCTAATAGTTTTCCCTCTAAGACTGAGCGATTCTAAGTTTGTAAAATCAGATAGAGGTGAAAGATCAGAGATATTAACATCATCTAATTGAATTTCTTTCAAACCTAGCTTTTTAGTGTCCTCAATCTTTAAGAGTGTCTCTATGCCACCGTAAGACTTTAGTTTTTTGGTCCAATTTTGATATTCTTCACTCCAACCATTTTGTGAATCTGAGTTGTTATTAGTGGACTCATCTGAACTAGAGTCATCAGACAAAGAATTTTCAGTAATCAGAGAATCAATTGTAGACCACTTTTCTGTTTTCGTGGAATACACATATGAATCCTTTATATATAACCAACTCTTGGATTTGTGGTCATAAACCCAAGGGTATTCCTGAACATACCACCACTTACTTGCATTAAGCGTAGTCGCTAAAATGCATAACAACAGAGCGTATTGAAACCACCTCATTATCGTTATATTCTATTGTTTGATTACGCAATTCGTCAAACGATTCGTTTTTAATTAAGTCAATTTCCTGCGCCGTTTGGGCTGAAAGTGCTCACAGTTGTATATTGGCGAGGAATAACTTCTCGCAGAGTGAGTGCGAACACCTACAACGCAGATGGAAACTATTACAGAACCTACTAGCGAGGCTTCAGCTACAAACGAAGCAGATAATACGAATGCCAATCTCAGCATCGAGTCCTTAGCCAGCTCCTTTATGGAGAAGGTAGAGAACGAAGAAGCTGAGACATTACCTACTGTTGCGGAGGAAGAATCGACCGAATCAGAAACCGTAGATGCAGAAGAGAATGAGGATGGTACAGAAGTTCTTTCACAGTCCGATGAAGACCAGGATACCGAAGAGGATTCCGATAACGATCAACCCAAAGGGTTAGACCGAGCCTTAAAGAGAATTAACCAGCTTACCGCCCGAGCTAAAAGTGCGGAAGAGGAGGTTGCTTCGCTAAAAGAACAGGTCCAATCGTTACGGACAGACAACCCAAGCTCTACTAAAACTGTTGAGAAACCAGCTCTTGAAAACATTCAAAATGTACAAGACCTGGAGACTTTACGAAAAGAAGCGGTGGCTGCCAAAAAGTGGGCATTGCAGAATATCGGAAAAGACTATGTCGAGGTAGACGGAAAGGAATATGAGGATGCAGATATCAGGCAGATCCTAACGGAAGCTGAAGACTATCTAACCGACAAGATTCCACAGCGAGCACAGTTTTTACAACAGAAGCAAAATTGGGTACAGGATACGGTAAGTACATTCCCCTGGTCACAGAAAGGAGAGGGGCCCGAATGGGAACTGTTTGTTCAAATTCGGGACGGAGATCAATACAAGTCTTTATTAGATAGCCTACCAAACGGCGACTTTGTTGCAGCCACTTTAGTGGAAGGCATTCAGTCGATTAAAGCCAGGCAATCTAAGCCAAAAGCAAAAGCAAAGACGAAGACTCCACCTCCAACGGATCCAGCAGATGCAGTAGCACCTCCTGTAGAATCTAAAGAAAGTCGGGCTAAGAAGAAGAAGCAAAACATCCTGGGCAAAGGAAATGTATCGGTCGAGCAATTCGCATCTTACTTAACCTAACAACCCAATTTTATCATGGCACAAGCTACTTCTTACAATGTAACTGATGTACAAGGAGCTAGGGAAGATCTCTCGAACCAGCTTCGGAGAGTCGCACCCGAGCAGACTCCAATGTACGCAACCTTATCCCAATCGGCAGCTCCCAAAGCTCTTTTCACAGAGTGGTTGGTAGATGACCTGGGTAATCCCTCCTATGATTCACCACTACTTGATGGTACGGATCTTAGTTTCAATTCTGATTTCACGAATGAAATCTCAAACCGTGTTCGTATCGGAAATCGTGTGCAGCAATTCCAACGCTCTGCCAGCGTATCGCCAATTGCAGAGATGATTGATGTGGCTGGCGGAGATTCATCTTTGCTGGCAGCTTCCAAGGCGAAAGTCTTAGTGCAGTTAAAAACTGACATTGAGTCTGCAATCGGATCCAGCCAAGCACCTGCAAGTGCAGTAACTACTTCAGGTAGTGAAAAAGGTGATCTGATGGGTGGATTCTTCCACTTCTCTGATCCTGATGCTACCACAGGTGTTTTTGATTCTGCTGCCAAGCGGGCATTTCGTTCTCTTGGTGCTGGATTAAACCACGATGGTACTGCTGCTTCCAGCCGTTTTGATAAAACCAATGCGGCAGGTACTGCACGAGATTTTAGTGAGGCAAATTTCAGGAACCTGTTGTCCACCGTGTACGAAGGTGGTGGAAAGTCTCAGACCTATCGTTTGTTTGCGGGCCCAGCCCTCATGTCGCAGATAACTGACTATAGTCGTGCTGTTCAAGCAGTTGCTGGTTCTGCTGCAAACTTTAATGCTCAGATCAATGGTGGTTCCATTCGCTTATCAATTGTTGAATTGGTCACGGACTACGGAACTGTACAGGTCGTGCCATCCCTATTTTTGAATAGAACATCGGGACAGGGAATTACTACTGCTAGTCGCAATGCTGGTGCCCTTATCCCCGCAGATGACACCGTTAGCTTGAAAGTGCTTTCGGGAATCGGGGTTCAGGATCTACCCGAATCAGGCGGCGGTGCAAGATTCCTCACAAGGGCCTTACTCACCTTGTGTGTTACCAATAGCCGAGCAGTTGGTTCGATCATCTGATCCTACAGTCAATCTTAACCAGGAGGGGGAGGGGACTGCGTAGCGGGAACCTCCCCTTACCTACATCTATCATACCATGCTGAACATAATGACTCATGGGACAAAGTCCCGAAAGGTAAGTAATGAAGAGCTTGCCCACAATAT